GCCATTGCCGCTTGGACTGCTGCGTTTAGGCCAGCTTCGTTTTCAACAGTAGGGGTAGAAACCCACCTTCTGCTTAAAACGGGGCCATTATCCCCGCCGCCTTCCGTATAATCTTCATAATACCCGCCGCTGGGCTTCATGTACTGAGAAGCCAAAGCATTACGAATCTCAGCCTCAGAACGAGCCGTTGGCGCCTGACCTTGCAGGCCAAGCATGTTTAGGTAGCGCTGTTGCGCGGTCAGACCGGCTTGGCGGAATGGTTCTTGAAGCTGAACTTGACGCTCAAACATCTCACGCTGAAGCTCGGCAGCACGATCAGCCGATGCAACTTGAGCATTTGCCGCGCTTTTTGATGCACTTGACCCAAGCAACGCCGATCCAACTGTCCCGGCAAGAATTGCTGTCCCAGTACCTATTGCCATGATGCAACCTCTTTCATAAATGTGCGCTCGATTGGTTTGAAACCTGCCCGAGCGTACAGATTTTCCATCTTCTTGGAACGATTATCTTCTAATGCAATCATGAAAAGAGCAGAAGCATTCTTCTTTTTTGCCCAATTTTCAATTTGCTTAAACATCTCTTTTCCAGCGCCGCTTCCCCGAGACTTTGGAGTCAGCCACCACCACAATTCCTGAACCACAATGGCTGAAGGATTGAAGTACAACGGGTATGCCACAGCGCCACAAATCCCAACTATCTCATCGTCCAGCTCAGACAGCCATACCCCGACGCCATCGTTTTCTAACGATGAAAGGTAAAACTTCGAATAGCCATCAACATCAAAATCAATTTGTCCATGCATCGGCGATGCCTCATGAAACGCTTGTGCTAGCGTTACATATTGATTTAAGTCTTTATCGGTGGCTTTTCGGACAATCATCATGTAACTTCCCGACCACTCGCCCGAATGTTGATAGATGCCGCAGTCCCGGCAATGGTGGAGATGAATCCGCTTGTGCCCAGAACTTGCCCAACGATCTCCGGGAACGTATACACCTCGGCAGGCTGCAATGTCTTGGTCTTTGTGATCAAGTTTTGATTGCCAGCCGTGTCAGCACCCGTCACCAGATTGATGCTGATGGTAGCCGCAGTAGCGCTGTAGTTGGTGGCCGTGAACTTGTCAATAATAGTCGTCACGTTGGACGCCGTATATTGGGTTGTTTGCGTGTTCTCGGCAATCTTTGCCGGGATAAGTACCTTGACTGTAACGGTCACTTTGCACTCCTTAAGATACGTAGATTATTCCAGACTACCCAGCAATAGAAAGCTGCGATGGCGTAGAGCAGTTCGACGGGCACGTACTGGGCACCCCACCAGAGCAAAGCCAGATAGCTGCCCTTCATGATGATGAGTGCGGGCAGGATGCCTAGCTTGGCAAACAGCTTGTTGAGCAGTGGGTTGCTCTCCACCGTGTTTGGCCGGGACAGGCACTTGTGCGTTGTCCAGATGTCGGCCAGTTGGAGGAAGGTTAGGAAGTAGAGCATTACAGCGCAGAGATGATGAACGCCAGCAGTTCTTCGTACCGCACACCGTAGCGATTCCCAGCAGGGCGAACTTCGTTGCCTTCCTCGTCCAGCTCTGCGTCCCATTCGTCGTAGCAAACGATGGCGTAGCGGGAAGCGTCGAGTCCTTCAACCTCAAAAGCTGCTATCACTTCCTGAGCAATAACACCAACGTGGATGCGGGCGTTGTCGCCCTTGGCTTGGGCTGCATCGTTGAATTTGAATGCTTTGATCAACGACTTGAGGCGAACAGCTACCGCATTTTCGGCGGCTGACAAGCTACGAATTTGCTGCTTTTCACGGGCGTCAGAGGTGTTAATCGTGCCGGTTCCAGCATAGACAACAGACCAGCGTTTTGCAGCAGCGCCAAGCGTTGTCACGTTGTCAGTTTCCGGTTGCAGTATTGATTGCGCTTGCACTTCGCCCGCACTGCCCGCACGGAAACCGGCTGTAGGCGCTCCAGTGCCGCGCCCGAAATACAAATAACCAGCGGCGTTTATTTGCACCCGATCAAAGGAATCACCGGATGACTTTGACGACCATCCATCACCGTGCAAGCGGTAAATCCAGTCTGTGGATGCGTTGTCTTTTCCCAGCGCGGTAGCAGATGACAGGAAGCCCTGAATATGTGGCGCTGTCCTTGAACTTCCGGACTTGTTTACAAGGTTGATGCCGTTGCCGCTGAACTCGTATGAGTCATTGAAGCTGCCGCCTATGCGCTTGTTCCTGGTGGATGTTCCAGCGCCAGAGAACGTGTAGGTCGTGCCGCTGATGTCATATCCGCCAATTAAGTTGTTGCTGACTGTTTCGTTCGCGGTAATGGCATGGAAATTCACTCGCGCCGGGATTCCTGTGCCAACTTCAAGGCGAGGGTTGATGAAGTTGTTAAATGATCCCTGAATATCAAGATGGAACTCGGGCTCGTTGCCTTCAACTGAGGGAGTCAACCATGTGTTGTTGTTTGGTGCGCCGGGGCCGGTGCCGTCGTAGTCACGGGTTTCTATGTGCTTAACCCCGGCGACGACCGTCCCTTCGGAGGACGAGTAACCAAACCTTCCGCCAATGTGCGTGTTCTGATTTGCCCACCCAGCAGCATCACCCGGTTTTAGCTGGTGATTGATCTTGTTGCCAAACAGCACGCCAATGGTGATTGTGTTGTAGACGCACCCGACACCATAGCCTCCTTCTTTCAGGCCAACTCCGAAGTTGTAAACACTTGGTACTGAGATTCTTGATTGATAAACGTTGGCAATCTCTACACCTATTGAAGTATCAAATCCAACCCAACCTGCACCAGTTTTCGCTGTGTTGTTTACGAATGGGAGTTTCAAGTCAATATCAAATAAATACTGTCCTGCGGTATTTGGCCCAACCCGAACAGCGGTTGATACAGCCGTTGCATCGACGTTCAGGGTCATGGATGAAAGGTCACCATCACACTTCAAAACAATCGTTGCATTGGTGCTGTATGTCCCAGGAACACCTTGCAGGAAATAACCATTAGTCTCGCAATAGTCAGCAGCGGCCTGTATTGCCGTTGTGTTAGCCGTTGCCGTCGCCGAAGGACTAGCCCCAAAATCCTTCACTGACACCGTCTCGCGCAGCTTGGTCTGCACCGTCGTAGCCACAGCACCTGTGCCTGCTGGCAGGTAGCCTACAAGAGATGAGCCGTTGGATGCTGCGTAAGTTGCAGCAATTTCGTTTACGAGCTGCTGATTGGCAAGTCCTGCACCAGCAATGTTATCAACAGTCCAAATTTCTACGTCCGTGTCAGACAACAACCTTAGCTTGTATGACGTGGCATCCAACCAAACGCTTGCTTCTCCGCGCGAGTCAAGAATGATGGGGTTTGGGTTGGCAGAAGTGCCGCTAGAGTCCGTGTAGGTCGCCAACGGAGAAGTTGTGCCAGCGGCATAGGTGTAGAGTTTCCCGCCAACCAACGGGGTTCCGTTAGCAGTGAAAAGTTGCAGTTTTGGGCTTGGGGTAAGTGAGGCCATTTATGTTTTCCCTTATGCGCTAATGTTGTCAGTCACTGTCAGAATGACAGACGGAATGGCTGGAACAGGTGCAACCGCTCCACTGCTTGTGATTTGAACTGATGTATCGTTTGTGGACCACATAAGCTCAAGATAATCATTCGCATTAAATTGGTATATGTAATTCCAAGATACGACCAACTCCCCATCGCTGCCTTTCAACCTTATTTGACCTGCTGAATCTGCAACATCCACCCCGTTTACTCGAAGCCATATAAAAATCAAATGGCTTCCGCCGCTTGTGTTGTCTAACTGAGCAGAAAATTGCACGTTGTACACGTTCTTTGTGTCAACGTAGATCCTAGATGACGGAGAGCCTCTTGTTACCCCATTGGATATGCCAACGGTATTAAACGTCATCGCATAGGCCGTATTTATTGCCGCTGCTGTTTGTATGGTGGTGTCGTAGAAAGACCCATAACGCAACCTAGGGACGTGCGGCGTTTGCGCAGGTGATAGGCTTAAGTCTTGGATCTGATTTTGTATTGCAGCAAGTTGTGACGACAAAGTATTGACTTGCGTTTGTAGTGCTGACGATTGCGATTCAGATTGAAGCAACGCATTTTCCAAATAGGAATTATTGGAAGTCAAAAGTTGCAAGTCAGAAATTGCTTGTTGGTTGCTTAAGCAATTTGCAGCTAACTGAGCCTGATTGTATGAGTCGTTCAGGTCTCCAAAGTCAACCTGTGCCTGCGGCGCCAACTGAAGATCAGTGAGCGTCACATCGTTTGATCCGCCTCCAGTCAAACGGAACAAGTTTAAGAAGAAACGATACCACTCACGCGACATCAACCCGCTTCGCTCGTCAATGAGAGAAACCCGAGGTGGGGGGATGTTGGTGATATCAAGCATTGGTGCCACTCACAAGCAGTTCTGCGCCCATGATAGATATCTTTACAGGATCTGTGCCAGAAATCTCGTAAACACGGTCGCGCAGCTTCTGCGTCATGCCAAGACGCCGCCAAATAACACGCTTGTTAAACTCACCGATACGACCCATGCTGCGGTTATGGTAGTTGCCCCAAGTGTGGCCGCCGTCATCCGACCAACGAAGAGAGACCGTTGGATTGGCGCCGATTGTGATGACAGGATCAAGCAACAATAGGTCATCAGCCTCAGTCAACAGGTCAAGTTCTGATTCCGTCAGCAAAGGTTCAACTAAGATGTCGTCAAACGGGTCAATACCGTTAAGGCCAACCCCTGATTCACAATCAAGTTGCAACGAATGATGAGCAGTACGTTTCAGGTTGTTTTTGCCAGTGTCTAACGCTCGCCACGAGCGAAGCCACTTCTGAACCGCTCCGTCGTCCGAGTACACGTCCAAATCAAAGGCGTAGATCCGACCGTCTTCAAAGTCGCCAACAATGACTTCACCGTTGAAGTTCATCTGACAGTTGGACCGGTGCCTGATGAAGTTCCCAACAGAGAAGCCAGCACGCTCATGCCAAGCCTGAGTTGATGCGTCGTACACCCACGTTCTGTTGGCCGATGGAAATGTCAGCACATAGAAAGGGTGGCCTTCTTGCTGGTACGTGTAGGCAACGGCATCCGAAATGGTGTCATAGCTTGCGATAGCGTACTCAATCGCATGGGTAGAAATGCGCTGACCCGTGTAGCCGTTAGCCTTGTAAACAATGCCATTGCCGCGAGCGTCAGAGCCCAGCCAGAAGATGGAGTTATCCAACTTGGCAACAGATGCAACAGCGGCACAGCCAATCTCATTGAACGCACCTTGAATGCGCTGCAAAGGGAAGTCCGTCAACCCAGCGTCATACCAAACTTCAACTGAGTTAGAACCAAACAGCCAGACTTCTCGATGGTCAACAATCATTGACACCAAACCGTCGGGGGAGCCTTCTGCGCTGGCAAAGTCTAGCGGATCAACTGATGTTCCATCCAGCAAGCTAGTGACCCACACGCGCTGGCTATTTGGTTCAATGAACACGAAATAGCCGTCCAGATAGCCAACAACAGAAGCTCCAGGGAAATCCCCGTCCGTGATCTCCGCAAATACGTTTGTGGAAGCGTTGTAGATGTAGCTTGGCCCATTGCAGGCAATGAACAACTGGATGCCGTTGTCAGACATGCTGACAGGCCCAGTGCCTGACACTGTTCCAATTGCCGTGTACGTCCAGTCTGTGGATAACTTATACACAATTTGTCCACTGACAACATAGGCGTAACCGCCAAAAGCCCACAATCCGCGAACTGGCCCAGTCCCAATCGTTGCAAGTCTACGCAACCCAGGCGCCCGCATGAAGAATGCAGGCTCCTTGCCCTCGTCAGGCACGATCTCGGGGAACATGTTGACAAGACGATTTGCCGCCTCGTTAACCGATCTGGCTACATATGCTTGGCCTAGGATGGGCGTTTTCATTGCTTAGTAATTGCCAGCGTAAATGTTGTACCTGTTTCGCGTCGCAACAATCGGATACGGCAAGCTCATCAAATCGTCAGGATTGTTGATGCGTTTCAAGTTTCGTTTAGAAGTCATCGCGATACGATTGACCGCAGGCGAAGGCTCCACGCCGAATTCTGGTGCAATCTCGCACGCCAAGTTGTACTTGAATGCGCGAAGGTAGCCGGGCGGCAGGTACAAAGTCGTTGCCAGCGTTGCAGGTTGAGCCAGTTCAGACACCGAGATAAAGTGCCATTCCAAGTTCCGCGTTGGCTTAGGGTAGACCGTCACCTGGATATTTGGAAACTCCATGTTTACCCACATGACCTGTGGGTAAGTAGATGTAACCGTCTTGACAGCAATGCCGTTGTATTGTTGCTGGGTAACCATCTTGATGCCAAACGACACGTTTGTCGTTGGATCTCGAAAGTAGGTGGAATCGTCCAGAAGGACGGGACGATTGCCAACAAAGTCACCAGTAGGGCCAAGGGTGCGCTGGATTTCATCCGCAGGCCAAGTGAACACTTGATCCTGGGTGCTGTAGATCATCAGGCGCTCGGTGTTCCAAGAATCAATCATCTGATTCATGGCAGCAAGCGCGTCTTGAGATGTCTCAGGCGAGGGTGTTTCGCCTTCAGCGACTACCCCAATCAGCCGGAGTGCTGAGTTGATAATTTCACCGGCTGATGCCATTTCTTACGCTCCTTGCGTTTGTGTCTTTGGGGGTCGTCCCCGACGCTTAACTTCCAGTTCATTCACGGGAGCCGCATCTTCAGACAAAGAAGGCGTGTCGTGAGTATAACGCACCCAGCCATTTCGTTCATCTTCCTGCGCCTCAATCTCAATGCTGGCAATTTTGGAACCGTGTTGAGGATGTTTTAAATAGATCATGGGCATGATAAATGCCCCACGCCATTTCTGGCGCAGGGCTTTTACTACTTAGGCAACGCGGTACAGAACCCAAGCGCCAACGTCACTCTTGCGAGCAAGGAAGCGAGCAGACGAGGTAACAGCAACAACAGCGTTACCCACAATCGTCCAGCCAGTGCCTACCAGCACAGTGACTGCGCCAGAGCTAGTGCCCAGATTGATAAGGGCCAGTTCAAACGTAGAACCGACTTTGGCGTTGACCAAAACAGCTTCGGTCAATGCCACGGTTGGCAGAGTGTACGAAGCGGCAGACGTGCTGGGGTTGGCAACCAACATACCACCCGTAACTTGCGCAGCGGTCAGCGTTGCAGTTGCGGTTGCGGTCTGGGGGTCAGCCATTTCGCCCAAGAAAATCTCATTGAGATTGCCGTCGCCAAGTTGAAAACCACCACCGACTGATGGGAGAGCCATAATATTTTCCTTAAAAAAGTTACAAAAAGGGGCCGAAGCCCCTTGTATACGTTAGCCCCAGATACGGCAAGCCATCGCAGGACGAATGACCTTGTAACCGTACAGAACGTCAATACGGCAAGGCATACGGTCATTGTTAATGTCGTATTGGCGAACAATACGCATCGAAATGCCGTTGTGAACTTGGCGGGAAGCCATATCCACACCTTGGGGCAGCAACAGATCGGCGGTTGCGAAAGTGATCGCATCCTTGTGATACACCAAGTTCTGAGCGTAGCCGGTAGCAGAGCCGCCGAGGAACGTCAGAGCAGCGCTGGCAGCCGGGAAAGCGTTAACCGTTGCCAAGGCATGTGTTGAGGTGAAAATCGCAGGCGAAACGCTCAGGGTTGCGGTAGTGCCAGAAGACACAGACACGTCAGCAGTTACGGTGAACTGTTGCAGCGCGCCGGTCGATTGGCGGGTCTGGGGGTTAACAGCAAACACGCCAGCGATGGTAAACACGTCACCAACCTTGAAGGTGGGCGAGCCGCTGGTGAAGCTGATTGCCAACGAGGTGGCGCCTTGAGCCGACACCGTGGTAGCCACGATTGGAGCCGTAGGAGTGACGCCAGTCGTGTGGTTGGCAATAGACTGAGACATGTTGATCTCGTCGTAGCCCAGAACGCCAGTGCCCATCATGCCATTCTTAAACTGCTTAGAAATGACATCGGTGGGGTTGAACAAGCCCTTCAGACCTTCAACCAGACCTGCGTTGGCGGCAGGGTTGACGGTGGCATAACGGGGGCTCATACCGGCTGCGTTCTCGTTCAGCTTTTGCTGGGCTTGCAGCAGAACCAAAGAGGTGCCGGGGGTCGTGCCAGGAGTGCCAACGGAGGAGTAAATTTCTTTGTAAGCATTGGCCACGTCAGCATCAATCGATGCAGCCAGTTGGCTAACGCGAGGCTTCAACACACGTTCTGCGAAGTCATCCAATTGCATGGTGAGCTCGGCAGAGGTGAAATTCACACCAATGTGCTTTTGGTTAGCAACAGTCAAGGTCGTGGATTGCTCGTTGTCGTCCTGAACTTGCAGAGCGGCACCGTCAGTCACCAAAGCGCGGTCAGGCAGGCGGATACGCAGGGTGGAACCGATTTTGGCACCTTCAACAGCAAAGCTGTCGTCGTACTGACGGTTGACGTTACGAGTAAGAACCAGATTGTTCTCCAGAATCTGGAGAGCCTTCCGGGTGATCATATCAATGGTAAGAATGTTATTTGCCACAACAAATTTCCTTTAGAAGTGATTAGCGGTATCGTGATTCCAACTTTTTCCTCATACGCTGCTCTTCTGCCTCGATCCATTGGCTCGTCGTCATAGTCTTAGTAGAACGCGGGTCAGTTGTATCGTAAGCAGGGCTTCCCGTTGTGCGGGCAGTCACAGGCGTAATAGGAGTTGGAGCGCTCGAAGTTTTCTTTACAGGTGGACTATCAACCAGTTTGGCCTCAAGTCTACCAATCTCTTTTGCCTGCGCGTAAGGCGTCAAACGAGAGATGCGTTCAGCTTCTTTTGGGTTTGATCCCAAGAAATAGGCAATGTCTGGGCCTACATCAGAATACTGAATCGCTTCTGCCATCACGGTTGTGACTGGGAGCTTTGGGTTGTATGCGACTTGTTCAAAGTCCTCATACTTTCCGCGAGCATCTTCCTCACGATCATGATAGGCGCTGAGAACTTCCTGTTGTTGCCGCTGGCTTTCACGGCTACGAAGCAGCTCCTCGGCTTTGCGCATTGCCAACGCATCAGCATACGCTTCAACCGACTCAAACTGATCCGCAGGCGGGATATCCACCGGCATACGCGGCGCTTGGGCCTGGGCCGAACGCTGCGCTTGTTCTCTTTCCCATTTGCGTTGCTCACGAGCAAGGCGCTTACCAATGGCTGCATCAAGCTCTTCTTGTGTGAAGGTCTTGCTTGCTTCCGCTGGCTTTTCTTCCGGCTGAATAACTTCAGTTTCTGGGGCTGCCGTAGCTTCCAGTTCTGGCGCGGGCACTTCCGCTGAGATTTGCACTTCTTCTGTCATGGTTGATTCCTGAGAATCCCTGGTGAATCGCACCAGTACGGGGTTAGTTTACTATGGTTTTTGGTGGAGGCTGGGGCGGCAACAACGATATCAACAGTGTTGACTAGGGTTTTAACTATGTCAGTTGCCACGGCGTTTCCTTAAACAATCTTCTTCCAAGCGGTTGCTGGTGTAGTGACCGTGGATATTCTCAACCACACGGAATTGTCGCTGGTATTCAAAACAATGCAGCCAACCGGCCACCGTTCAGTAGCATCAGGCGGTGTTGCAGCGCCAGCAGCCTCTTGACCCCAATTGTTGATAAGAACACCAGTGCTTCCACCGCTGGTTTGAGCCAATGTGATGTTTGCTTTGTAATCACATTCTATGCGAACACGATCACAAGTGGACAATCGCACCGGTCGGTCCGTGATGCTGGCGGGGAACACCGGGTTGATAATCCGCACTGCATCGCAATCCAGCAGGTCAATGCAACTATCTCCGCAATCATTAAACTGCACGTTTTCGATATTCAGGTTGCTGATTCTGTTGCCCGATCCGGGCCTTACGTTGATCTGATCGCCAGCAGACTTGTCGATAAAGCAATTGCGAATCGTAAGATTGTTGACAACTCCGTCAATGTTGAACTGAACGCTTGGCAACGTCCCAGATGGGTTTGCAGACTTCCATGCGGGATCAAGTTCAATACGAATACCGTCAAACTCCATTCCAGCCATACCGCCGTCAATCTTGACGCCAGCAACCCAAGGCGTACCACCAGCATAAATGATGCGGAAACCATGAAGTTGAAAAGTCGCATCATCAAGCAGATTGTCTGCATCTGAACCGGGGGTGCAATACAAGCCGTATCCTTTGGGGTTGTACGCGATGTTTCCGTAACCGATGCACGATGATCTAAAGACAAATGGAGTATCTGCGTCTGTGCTAATGTTGTTTGCAAAAATAATGTCTCGGCTGTCTGAGTAACCGCCAGTTCCGACTTTATATTCAAAGCCACTACCGTATGAGGCGTTGCCGATAATTTGAGCAAAACGGCCTACGCTATCAATGTCAAATCCTTCGGTGCCAGATGCTGCGCCCAAATTCAAGTGCGTGTTGTAGTTGCAACGCCCACCCATTGGAAGACCGTGAATAACATAAGCACCAGTTGAAGACACCTCAGTTCCTGTACGAACAATGTTGCGCTCGATAGCGCACTCTGGGTTATGTGTCGGGTTTTGAGGCAAAACAACTGTAAGTGTTGGGCTGACTGCGGTTATTGATTCAATTTCATTTCCGATCTTGTTGTCAAACACGCGAATAGAACGAATGACGGTGCAGCCAAGAATCAGGCTCTGTCGAGCAGTTACGACATTGCGAATATCCACAGTGTCCATCGTTGCACCAGTTTCTGCGTACACGGCTCGGTATCGCACGTTGCCAGCAAATCCAAGCCCATCAATGGATAAAGACACAGTGCCAGATGTTGCGTCAACACCGAAGATGGAGTTGCTGACAGCGCCGGTGGTGCTAGTAATCACACCGGGGCCAACAAGCGACAAATCAGCGTTGACTCGGAAAGCACAAAGCGTCGCACCATCCATCGTGACGCCGAACGTATTGACTGCGTAAGTTCCGTCTGGGAAATACAGTGTCTTGTTGTTCGTTCCGGAATACGTCAACGCAGCCTGAATCGCAGCCGTATCATCCGTCACCCCGTCGCCCACAGCGCCAAAGTCCTTGACGCTGACGAAATCCCCCAACTTGCTAGATACCAGTCGGCTAACAGCGCCTGTGCCTGTGCTTGTATAGGTAGCAGCAGCATTGATGTTGGCAGCGGTTGCCTTGACCGTCACGCCACCCTGCA